CACCAGAGCAACAAGCCATGATGCAACAAGATCCAGTTGCCATGAAAGCTATGCAAGATCAAGTGGCATCAAGAGCAGCAGAGATTGCAGCAGAAGTTCAAGAACAATATGCACAAGCGTTAACACCTCCACCACAAGAAGATCCACTTGTAAGTTTAAGAAAACAAGAATTAGCTCTTCGTGGTTCTGAAATACAACAGAAAGCCGAACAATTTAATAAAAAGGCTGAGATGGAGATGCAAAAAGAGTCAAACGATACTATGCTTGACAACAAACGTCTTCAGCAACAAGAAGATATTGCTCAAGACAGAATACAAACTCAACGAGATATAGCAGCTATGAATGCTATGGGAAGGAAATAAGATGGTTAGTTCAGTTCGTGCAGGAATGATTGCACAAGAAAAAGAAAAAAAGAGACTTACAAGACTTGCTGAACAAGGAATAGTAACTTCGCCAGAAGTTGTTATGGAAGCAATAATAAAACAAAATCCTTTGGAAGTATTAGAGGTTATAGCAGATGTCGAACCAAAAACGGAACAAAATTCAAAAGAAAATAAACCAAAGAAAAAGACAAAAGCCAAAAAACAAACCAAAGATAATAAAAAAGTTCTCAAAGATAGCTAGACCACAAAGGTTTGAGGGCGTTTTTTAAGGAAACAATATGGTAGTTGCGGAAATTCTTACTGGTATAGCTCTAGTACAAAAGTCAGTAGATTTCATAAAGAGCAACATAAACACAGTAAATGATATTAAAGATATAGCCAAACAAATTGATGGATTCTTTGAGGGTGAGGCTCAAATGAACAAAGGTCAAGGAAAGGGTATTGGTTTAAAAGAACAATTTGGTGTTGAGTCAACAGCTTCTGATTTTATTGACAGAAAACTATTAGAAGAAAAACGTAATGAACTAAAAATGATTATCAATATGAGATTTGGCCCAACTGCTTGGGATCAAATACTTGCTGAAAGAGCTGAAAAAATAAATCAAGCTAAAGAAGCTGTAAGATTACAAAAAATAGAAAAAAGGCAACAACAAAAAGAATTTATAGATGCTTTACAAACTATGGGCATTGTTTTTTGTGTAATAGCCGTAATAATTATAAGTGTGGTATTAGGAATAAAAGCATTAGCTTCAGAGCTTGTTTATCAATACAAGCCTAAAGAATATTCAAGACAACAAAATCAATGGCGTAATCCAGACACAAAAAAATATACAACCTGTAGATTAAAAAAACGTCTGACATCTAAATATACAAATAAAAAAGCATGTATTTATGAGGGTGGTAATAAAACTTTTACAATGATGATAGAAACCTGGTGTCCTAAAAAATATCGTTGTGTCTATGATCCTAATGGTTCAGAGCCAGATATTGATAAAGTTATGGATAGTTTAAGGAGTATAGGAAAATGACGGCCTTCATGTTATATTGTACTCTAAATGGATTTTTAGTAAAAGAGGGTGCTATTTATTTTCGTAATATTAATGATTGTTTAAGATTTGAAGAAAAACTTAGTAATCAAAAATTTATGAAGAATAATGAAGAACAAGTGTATGATTGTATATGTAAATTAGTACCAACAATAGATCCAAACAAAGTAAAGGTTTATTAATGGCAGAAGAAAAGAAAAAACCAATAAACGTAAAGATTGATGAGAATAGTTTTGAGTTATCTTTAAGAATACTAAGTAATGAATTTGTTGCAATAAAGATTGGTTCTACAAATTTTTCTGGTAAACTTATAGCAGGTGGTATTTTATTATTATTTTTTACCCTCATTTTATTAGAGGGTTTTGGTTTGAATGAGTTACTAATGCAATGAATGTAGAGACTTTTTTGAAATGGAAGATCCTGCCAAGACTGATGATGCTTGTAAGTACAATAATGTCATGGAGATGTGCAGAATGGTTTATGAGTTTGGATTCACCAACTGCTAGTCAATCCGCTTTCGTATCAGTTGTCATGGGCGTTATGACAGGCGTTTTCGGTATTTGGATGGGTCACGAACATAAAGGAGATAATAATGTTACAAGCACTGATAGGTCCAGTAACAAGTCTACTGGATAAGTTTATACCTGACGCAGATCAGAAGGCGAAGCTCGCTCACGAGATAGCCACCATGTCTGAAAAACATGCGCAGGAGGCTCTGCTTGCTCAGTTAGAAATAAACAAAGCAGAGGCATCAAGTGGATCTATATTTAAGGGCGGCTGGCGACCAGCAGTTGGGTGGGTCTGTGCGATTGCTTTTGCCTATCACTTTATCGTAAAAGATTTAATTATATTTGGTGCAAGTTTTGCTGGTGCAGAGCTACCAGAACTGCCTGAATTTGACATGGGTACACTTCTCACGGTTCTTGGCGGCATGCTCGGAATCGGAGGACTTAGGACATATGAAAAGCAGAAAGGACTAACCAAATGAGTTTATATAAAAACATACATGCTAAAAGAAAAAGAATTAAAGCAGGTAGTGGAGAAAAAATGAGAAAGAAAGGAGCTAAAGGCGCACCAACTGCAAAAAACTTTAGACAAGCAAAAAGGAAAAAAAAGAAATAGTACAAGATTTATTCAGACATCTAAGGATACATACAATGACTAAAAAAAATAAAATTAAAAAGGTTATGAAAGGCTTACAAAAAGCTAGTAAGACACATGCTGCACAAGCAAAAACTTTAAAGAGTGTTTTGAAAAATGGCAAAAAAAAGAGATCCTAAAGTTGGCACAGGCAAAAAGCCAAAAGGCTCTGGACGCAGATTATACACAGATGAGAACCCTAAAGACACGGTTAGCATCAAATTTGCCACAGAGGCTGATGCCAGAGCAACGGTTGCAAAAGTTAAAAGAATCAATAAACCTTATGCGAGAAAGATACAGATACTTACAGTTGGCGAACAAAGAGCTAAAGTAATGGGTAAAAATAAAGTTGCTAGTATATTTAAAAAAGGCAAAGAATCTATTAGGAGATCAAAAAAAACATGATGTGGCATTGGTTACGTTTAGCAAAATTTTTTAATAAAATAGGTAATTATTTTTATTACAAACATGTAAAAAGTTTAAGAACATCACAAGGTAGAGGAAAATAATTGTGGACGGTATTAAATTAGCGGAGTATTTATATAAGAACATACGTCAAAGAAAAGAGGAATTAGCTCAATCTTTGGCTGATGGTTCGATAGACTCAATGGAAGACTATCGGTTCATAACAGGTCAAATACGAGGAATGACTTGGGTTGAAGAAGAATTAAAATCCTCGATGAAAGGTACAGACTTAGATGACTAAGAAACTGATAGTGCCAGAACGGTTTGTGGCACAAAAAAAAATCAACCCGACTCCTCCTCCTATAAATAAAGCATTTGATAATAAAGATGATGCAAATCCAAATTCAAAAGATCCATCAAAGTTAGGTAAGTCAGCGTTAGAAAGATTACCACAACCAACTGGATATAGAATGCTTGTTATTCCATATTATGTTCCAGAAAAAGTAAATGGGATTATAATACCCGATAAGACTAGAGATCGTGAAAGTTTCGCAAGTGTAGTAGCTTACGTTGTTAAAATGGGTCCTGACGCTTATAAAGATAAAGATAAATTCCCAACTGGAGCGTGGTGTTCTGAGAAAGATTGGGTGCTTATGGGTAGATATGCTGGAAATAAGTTTAAAGTGGATGGTTTAGAGCTAAGAATCATAAATGACGATAATATTATTGCATCTATACTTGACCCTAAAGACATTTCTTATATATAATGGAGAACATAATGAGTAACGAAACTGAAACACAAGAAAATCAAGAAGAAAAGTTTGTCTACGAAGTAGAAGACGATGCACCTGTCGCTGAAGAAAAAGTAGAAACTTCACCAGGAAAAAAAGATGAAGAAGACCGAACAATTGTTCAAGAAAAATCTGAAGAACCTGAAGAAGTTGAAACTTATAGTGATAATGTTCAAAAAAGAATTAATCAATTAACAGCCAAACGTAAACAGGCTTTAGAAGAGGCGGAAGCAGCTTTTAATTTTGCCCAACAACAAAAAGAAGAAAATGAAAAGTTAAAGCAACAGCTTAATCAGTTAAATCAAGGATATACCTCTGAGTTTGGTAATAGAATTGAATCACAAACTGCTCAAGCTAAAAAACTTTACAAGGAGGCTTTTGATGCTGGAGATGCTGAAAAGATGTCTGAGGCGAGTGACCTTATGGCTAAACTCGCTATTGAGAACGAAAGGCTTAGAATTCAAAAAGCAAGAACTGAGCAAACGGCAACAACTGGAGATAATGAGGCAAAAGGCAATGTCCAAGAGACAGCCCCGCAAACGAGGCAGGCCACCCAAGAGCCGCAAAACTTAGATCCTAAATTACAAAAATGGTTAGATAACAACTCATGGTTTGGAGTTGATAAAGTAATGACCAGTGGAGCTAGAGCTATACATGAACAATTAGTTGGTGAAGAAGGATTTGATCCATCAACTGATGAATACTATGCAGAAGTAAGTAGAAGAATAGCTACTGAGTTCCCGCACAAGTTTAAGGGAGGACAGAAAAACGCCCAATCTGTAACTCCTGCGTCCAGTGGACGGTCTCTGAAAAAGGGCGGTAAAAAAACTATTGAGTTAACACCTGGTCAGGTAGCCTTTGCAAAAAAAATGAGGATACCTTTAGAAAGATACGCACAGGAAGTTGCTAGAATAGAAAAAACAAAAGGAGTAGTTAATGGCTGATCGTACTAATCGAGAGTCGCAAACTCGTGAAAAAACTGCGAGAGTACAACAGTGGAAACCACCATCAACATTGGATGCTCCAGAAGCTCCTGTGGGCTATAAACACAGATGGATAAGAGAACGAGTTATGGAGTATGATGATAAATCAAATATTCATAAACGGCTTAGAGAAGGATATGAATTAGTTCGTGCTGAAGAATATCCCGACTTCGATGCACCTGTTATTGATGAAGGCAAAAATGCTGGAGTAATCGGTCAGGGTGGTCTTTTGTTAGCACGGATACCTGATGAACTTGTTGAGCAAAGAAATCAATATTTTCAAAGCAAAACAAACAATCAAATAGAGGCTGTTGACAGAGATATGATGAAAGATTCAAATTCTGCAATGCCTATGCTTAAACCTGAGAGACGTTCTCAAGTCGCTTTTGGCGGCAAAAAGTCCGTTGACTCGTAATTTTAATTTTAAGGAGACTTAAATGGCAAATCAAGATGCTGCTTTCGGTATGCGTCCTATCAAGAGAGTAGGTGGAACACCATACACTGGAGGACAAAGCCGATATAGAATCGCTGCCAATTATGGAACTGCTATTTTTCAAGGTGACATGGTTGCTCAAGTCACTGGTGGAGGTATTGAAGTTCATGCCGATGGTGGAACTGTTCCAATAGTTGGAGTATTCAATGGTTGTAGATTTACAGATCCTACAACTGGAAAAGAAACTTTTTCCAATTTTTATCCTGCAAGTACAAATGCTTCAGATATTGAGGCTTTCATTATAGATGACCCAATGGTTGTTTTTGAAATCCAATGTAACGCTGCATTTCCAGTTGCAGATTTATTTGGTAACTTTGACATTGTTTATACAAGTGCAGGGTCTACTGTAACAGGGATGTCTGGCGCAGAGTTAAATGTTAGCGATGGTGCAACCACCGCAACTTTACCACTCAAAGCGATTGATA